ATACATACATACATACATACATCATGTCAAAAACCATAACATTTGGAAAGTTCGAGTATGAGTTCTCACGCAGTACGCCATTGGTTGGCGGGCCATTGAATAATCGCCCCGTCGACTATCCAACAACTGTGCAGTACTTACATATCGAGCCTTCGGTTAATGTCACCAAAACAGTCGAACCCCCATGCACCAGTGAACCAATCAAGGGTGCAATTATTGAGGGTGTACCTATCCAGGTTGTGTCTCAATCCGAGGCTTCAACTCTTCAGGCGGTCAAGAAGCGGTGTGATCATCTTCCTGAAAAGGACGTGAGTGGCCTTTTTCTTGAAGGTCATGATATGCTCATGGGTCGTATCCATGAGCGTGAGGAAATACGTCCCGATTTGGAGATGATCAATGCTTACCTCGATGAGATGAGCGGCGCAAAGCGGGAGAGGTTGCAGGAGTTGCTGGATTCGCAGGACTTCACGCTTCCAGGGTATACGGACAAGGTTGTTTTTGCCAAATCGGAGGCGCTTCTAAAGAATGATGGAGCCCTGCCGCGTGTCGTCTATCAGGGAGGCGACATGTACAACCTAGTCATGGGTTCCATTGTCTTCTACCTTTCTCGTCGGATCGGCGAAGAGTTATCCCGGACCAATCCCCTTAACACGGGGAATGAAGTCATATATTGTGTCGGGATGACTGCAGACGAGATAGCAGACATTGTGCACCACACAGCTGGTCAACCGTGTGAGAGCGATTTCAAGAACAACGACGGCACTCAGCCGGCGGGTGTTCGCAAGAAGGAAGCCATGTTTTACTACAAACTTGGCGCACCATCGTGGTTTGTACGAGAATTCGCGGCAAATACGTCTGTGAGGGTGTTCACTAGATATGGATTGCGGGGCAAGGTCACAGGTCAGCGTTGGTCCGGGGAGGTCACTACGACCACCGGCAACGGATATGTCAACTCATGTGTGAGCCTTGCAGCCCTCCGTCATGCGGGCGTGAAGAAGTCTACCACTTTGGTTTACGGGGATGATAATTTGACGTACACTGTTGAGGATAAGCGCCCTGAAGTGGCGGACGCTTTCAATACAGTGGCTGAAAGCTTTGGAATGGCTGCCGAAACAAAGATACCAGAAAAGCGCGAGCAAGCAACTTTTCTGCGTAAGCGGTTCGTTCCAAGCGCGCATCGTACGTTCCCGGTCCCGTCCCTTGGTCGTGTCCTAGCTAAGTTGCCTGTGCGAGCAAATTACAATCGTGCAGTCAGCGATTCAGACTATATGGCAGGTAAGTTGTTATCTGCAGCATATGAACATAGGCACATTCTGAGCTTGCGAACTATCCTCATGGAAACTGCTGAGCAGCTGTCGCCCACTCCCTATTTGGATATGAGAAACCAGGCAATGGCTTACAAGTACTCCGCAGAGGAACTACGTGAGATGACTTCGAATGCAGAAGTGATTGATCCTGATTACCTTGGCTCCTTCTTCCAGCACGTCTACGGTGTCTGGGAACCTGGAGTTGTTGAGTGTTACACTGCCGTGTGTGATGGAATCCTTGGATTTCAGCGCGTTAATGCACGTCACGGCACCAGGAACGATCGCAAAGCTCCCCCATTGGCACCCTTGCTACCACGTGCCTTGTGGGACACATGTTTCGAGTCATTGATTACAGTTGATGTCTCTCTGTGACGGTTTTACTGACTAGTCCGGGGTTATTGCGTTCCTCGATAACAAATGTTCAC